TGCTTTGCTCTGTAGTGGCATCTTTTTCTTCTGTTTTTTCTTGTGGTGGTTTACTTAAATCTACTTTAATAACATTATCGTCATCTTCAGACATAAATTTAGTTTCTTCCACTTGTTTAGTTTCTTCAACTTTTTCTAATTCTTGTTCCATAATATAAAATATAAAAAATTAATGTTTATTATCTAGGGTCAAAAGCACCTAAATTAAATCCACCTCCAAGTATATCATTACCGGAAGATTCAAACTTTTTAGGTGTTCCACCTGTTTTTCTTTGTTCTATAAGTTCACTTTGTTGTGAAGCTTGTATTTTAGTTCTTTCGTCTTTACGATCTTCTTTTGTTGTTTCTCTAGTTTTTAAAGCTTCAACTTCCATTTGACGTAATCTCATATTTAACTCAAACTCATGATTCATTAATATTTTTTTCATCTCTAACTCTTGAGCCATTTTATTAGTTTCTATTTCAGCTTGACCTTGAGATAATTGTAACTTTTGCTGTGTCATAGCTTGATTTTTTCTAACATCAGCTTGAGCAGCAACTTCAGCAGCTTGAGCATTAGACTGAGCTTGCATTTGTATATTCTGTTGTTGTATATCTCTATCTGTTTGCTCTTTTTTTCTACGTCTTATTTTTAAAAGTTGATTAGCTAGTTTAACATTACGTATTTCTCTAATATCAATAGCATCCTCTAAATTTATATTTTCTTTAGATAAAGCTACTTGTATATTGTTTTCTAACTTTGCTTTTTCTTCTTCATCTGGAGCTAGTTCTATAAATATACCAAAATCATATAAATAAAGATCTGACATTTCTTCTAATGTAGCTACATTGTGAGCACCTAAAGCTTGAATAAAAGCATCAGCTGTTGGAGAATATTCTAGTATATCAGATATTCTCATAGATAAACACTCAGCAACTTGACTTGTTAAATATAAACCAGACTGTAATATATGTCTTGTAGCTGTGTTACTATTTGCTGCAGCTAATTTTTGTACACCAACTAAAGCATTTTTATCTGGTATACTACCGTCTCTAGCTTCATTTAATCCGGTTACATCACGTATCATTTGTAAGTAATAATTATAATTACCTATTAAAGCTTGCATTTTGTTACCACCGCTACCACTTGTTATTTCTTGTATAGGTATTTTTCCAGGATTTAAATCACCGTCTTGAGTTAAAGATCTACCAATAACAGAACCTGTTTGAAAGAACATGTTTAAAGCTTCTTGTGGATTATAGTTTGTTCCATTACCAAGATCAACTTCAGCTAAACCATCAGCGTCTAAGTACACACCGTCTGGTACCATACGCGACATAACTTGCTGTAGTTTTAAATGTGTTAACTGTATCATATCAGCAAAACCTGTTACACGGTTAACTAATGAGTCTATTTTTCCTTTGTACATACGCGGCGCGACAATACTATAGTTCATTTTAACTTTAGTATAATCACTTTTAGGACGCATCATGTTTTTAGACATTTCCCATTTTAAAAGTTTATCAGTACCAAGAATTATAGCTCCTTCATATAAAGTTTCTATAGCTCTGTTTAATCTACTATAATTTCCTTCTGCATCAGATGGTGGATCAAAAGTATCATCTTTTGGTATAATTTTATCCGCACCACTTCCAACTTGTTTCATTTTATAAACTTCGTTCATATAAGTTTTATAATCGAAATATAAAATTTGAACTTTGTTGCTATCATCATCATCATAAGGAACGTTATTTCTATAAGAGCCATAACGTTTATAACTAGTCTTTTTTATTTCTTCTAAATCTTCTTCAGTTAAAAATGGAAACTGTTTTACAAGTTCATTAAAAGGTATTTCTTTTACTTCACCAACATAATATATATCATCAAAGTATGGTGATTCAGTGTAAGAATAAACTAAATTAGCAGGATCTACGTATTTTACAATAGCGCCTTCAGAAGTGTTAAACTCTGTTTTAACAGCTCCAATACCTAAAACTGTTAAATCATAATAAAACCTTTTTTTAATAAGCTCATAATTACTACCTTCCATTAAAGTGTTTAAAGCTTGTTCTTCAGCTATTTCAACGGCTTGCTTATAATTAAGCTGCATATGTAACTGTAATTCTTCTAAAGTTTCTGGTAAAGCACTAGGATCATTTTCGTACATATCAATTCCAAAGTTAGCTGCAACTTTATCATTAAATTCTCTATTTTCCATATCGGACAATATAGACTCCATGTACTGAGTTCTTTTTGCTGCTCCGTATTTATCTTGTGAAAATGCTTTTATATCATAAGTTCTTTCAGCAATACCGTTAACCACAATATCAACAAATTTAGGAATAATTGGGACAGGCGTCCAGTCTAGATTTAAATAAGATAAATCACCATTAATAGATAATTCATCTTTGTATTTTTGAACTGATTGTTCTCCTCTAGCATACAACCTTAATTTATGAAAATCATTTCTTATAGAATTATATCTAGAGGTTCTAATATTTCTTTCGTTATTAAACCACTCTCTTTCTATAGCTTTAGCTATTTTCAAACCATAATCATAACTAACTTTTTCTACATCACTAACCACTTGGCTAGGAAAATAACTTTTTACAACAGACTCTGCCATATTTAATTTTTAATTATTTTAGATATACTACCTGTGTTAGCATATCTAGCTATATTTATATTTAGTTTACTTCTTTGTTTATTAGCAACTGGTTTATAAAGGTGTCTATTACAAGCCATGATAGCTAATCCACTACTAATTGAAGCATCGTGTTTTGTTCTTTTGTTTATATCAAACTTAGCCCAATCATTAAGTGTATCATTAAAATATATATTACCGTAATCACCTGTTTGTTTAACACCAACATAATCATTTATATACATTTCAATAGCAGCTGCATGAGCTTGCTTTATATCTTCACTTGAGTTTGGTATGCCACCTATTTCTTTTTCAGCTGTAGATAACTTGTTCCAAACTTTATCTGGTCTGTTCATGCTAAACGCTCTATAACCTCTACGTTTAAAATAGTATAGTAATCTTGGTTTATTATTTTCAGCAAGTATTGGCATACCGTAAAACACACAAGCCATAAGCACATCTTCAAAAAATATTTCTGCTGTTTGTGGTCTTGCTAGGTATTCTAAAAAAAAGTGGTTTGAAGGAGCATCTTCCATACTAAACTTTGTTAATCCGTGCAACGCTCCTTTAGAACCTTTACCATCAACAGTACCACTAATATCGTAGCTGTCACATCCAAAAGCACCAATATGTTCATTGCCTGGGTATTTAACTCCATTTTTTAAAAATACTCTGTTCTGTAAGTTTAACGCTGGCACCCAGCTAACATTAAACCTACCGTTTGAATCTGGAGTAAATACAACTTGAGTATCTTTAACTCCATTAATCCATTGAAAGTTTCCTGAAGTAACAGCTGCACTGTTTCTTATACCTTCATTATAATCTATTTGTTCATATATTTTAACTAAGTTAAATATACTATTTTTTGTTTCATCTCTAAACGCGTGTTCTTCAGTTCTTGGAAACTGTCTGTAAAACTCGTTTAACGCATCTTGATCACCTTTTAATCCTTCAGCTTCGTTATTCCAATGATCAATGACACCTATATCTATTAATTCTCCGTCAGGTCCAAAAGCTTGTTGCTCTGGGGTATTGAATACGGGTTGTCCAAACTCATCAATAAATCCTTCATAGTTCCATTCCATTGGGATAAACAGAGAATATAAACCAGAACGTGTTTGACCATTTCTATTTCTTTTTGTGACATCACTGTCGTTATACAATTTTTTAAAGTTATCACCACCTTTGTCTAATGAATTACTAGTTGAACCCATCATACATTTACCTATAATTCTACTACCAAGACGTAAACAAGTTTTTGTTACACGCCAGTTGTTTAATATATTATCGGGTCTCTCCCACTTACCACTTTCATCGTGTACTAAAAGATTAAGTTTTTCTCCATCATAACTATTGTCGCCTGTATTTTTCCAATCAATAGTAGTGTCAAGTCCAACCAACTCTTCTTGCTTTTCGTTGGCAGTAATTTTTTTACGCGTAAACTTACTTGCAGGTACGCGATAAGCAAGTTCAGACTTAGGTCTGTCCATACCGTCTTGTATCGGTTTAAAGAAAAACGGATAGTTAATCGATATAGGTACGACTTTATCTGTAAACATTTTTTTAGCATCTCCACCACTTTTTGATAGTATTCCATATCTAGAGTCACTCGAAATAGTAGCCAAGTTAACTGTTTCAGCTGATGACATAAATGAAAAACCACTACGTCTGTTTTTCAAATAACACATACCGTAACAACGTTTATCAGCTTTACACGCTTCCCAAAATATAAAGAACAACCTGTTGGCTTCTCTAAAATCTGGAGCACCAACATCTATTTTACTCCATTGTA